AATGGCGCCGGCAAGTCCACCACCATCCGCCTGCTGATGGGGGCCCTGCGGCCGGACAGCGGCACCTGCACCGTCCTGGGGGCGGATTCCGCCGCGCCGGAGTTTCTCTCCCTGAAAGAGGACATCGGCGTGGTGCTGGACGAGGCCTATTTCCCAGAGAGTCTGAATGCCCTTCAGGTGGGAGGCGTCATGGCCAAGACCTACCGCCGTTGGGACGGAAAGCAGTACCAGAATTACCTCACCCGCTTCGGCCTGCCGGAGAAAAAGCCCTTCAAGGACTTCTCCCGTGGCATGAAGATGAAGCTGGCCATCGCCGTGGCCCTGAGCCACAGCCCCAGGCTGCTGGTGCTGGACGAGGCCACTGCCGGCCTGGACCCCATCGTCCGGGACGAGGTGCTGGAGATCTTCAACGAGTTCACCCGGGAGGAGGACCACTCCATCCTGATCTCCTCCCACATTTTGAGCGACCTGGAGAAGCTGTGCGACTATATCGCCTTCCTCCACCAGGGGCGGCTGCTGTTCTGCGACGAGAAGGATCGGCTGCTGGAGGAGTATGGCATCTTCGTGGGCACGGCAGATCAAGTGAACAGCCTTCAGGACGGGGCCGTGGTAGCCCGGGAGAACAGCAGCTTCGGCGGCGTCCGGTGCTTGGTGAAGCGGGCGCTGGTGCCTGCGGGCTGGGCGCTGGAGCGGCCCACAGTGGAGGATATCGTCCTGTTTTTGGTGAAAGACCTGCTAATAAAAGTCAAGTAGAAATTTCAGATTTTTAGGGAGGCGAAAAAATGCAATACAAAATCAAGCCGCTGAGCATCTCAAAATTAAAACGGCGGCCAGCCAGATGGTATAGAGTGTAAAAATCAGTCGTGCTCCAGGGATTCCAAGTAGGCTTTCACAGAAGCGTAGTAGATGCGCAGGAACTTGTTGGCAGAGGCCATCATGTAGACACGATATGGCTTGCCTTCAGAGCGTTTCTTGTCCATGAACTGGTACACCGGCTCGTCTATTGGAGCACATTGCAGGATGACGCTCATCACCAGAAAGAGCGTCCTGCGCAGTGAGGCAGATCCTCGCTTGGAAATGCTACGGCTACGGACATCTATTTGACCGGATTGGTAGGGCGGGGCGTCAATACCCGCAAAGGCAACCAACGCTTTTTTGGAATGAAAACGGCGTACATCGCCAATTTCAGCCAGGAGTTGAGGGCCGAGGGTTGGGCCAACACCAAACATCCCCATCACTACAGGATACTCCGGCAGAGAAGCTGCCAGGGATTGCATCTCCTGTTTGAGAGCAGCTAACGCGGAAGAAGTTGTCTGGAGTTGAGAAATGGCCTGTTCTACCAAAAGTTTTGCCGTATCCGTTTTCGGTATGACACCGAAGTGTCTGCAAGCAGAGGCATAAATATCCAGCGCCTTATCCTCGCTGAAATTGTAGCCGTGCTTTCTGCACCACTTCTGGTATTGGGTAGTAAAGGCCTTCTCAGACCGGCCACAAACGCACTCGCAATGCCAAAAAGTAGCGACAAAGTCCACCCACTTCTCGCTGCCATCGGCGCGGGGCGGACTGGTAAACAAGCGATTTGCGTCTGGGAAGGTGGTGTCCAGCAGGGAGATCAGGTTATTCTTCAGCATGGTCTGAACTTTGGAATACTGTTGGTACTGCCGGTAGCAGATTTTCAGCATGAGTCGGGTATCCTCCTCCGGGATATATCTCGGCAATGTGAGCCAGTGGTCAAGACCGTAGTTGGCCAGCTTTACGGCATCCTTTTTGTCGGTTTTGGCCCGTCTTAAACTGTTGTTTCCGTAGTCATGCACCAGCATTGCATTGACTACCGAGACATAAAGGCCCGCGTCGTGGAGCAGCCAGGCCACCGGAGCATGGTAATTACCCGTGGATTCCATCACCACACGGGTCTCGCCGTCCAGGCTTTTGAGCAGTCCTGCCAGCTCGCTCAGTTCATTGGCGGTGTGACGTACTTCAAAGGGTGAAACCACTACCTCTCCGAAGGGCCGCATGACTGCAATCATGCTCTTACCCTTGGAAACATCGATGCCAACGCAGTTCATTCACATTCCTCCAATACAAAGAATCTGCAACCGGAATCCATCTTTTCTCGCTGCCGATTCAATCTATTGTGTGACACGAACTCTCCGACATCCGGTGGTTCAACCTGCTTAAATCGAACGCTGCAACGAGAGGATGGCTAACAGTCTTTCACACGGACATACAAGCCCAAGGAGTGATTGGTCAGCCAGTTGCTCCTCTCATTGTAGCTTAGGCACGAGATGGAGGGAAAGCCGGACTGGCTGTCCGGCTTTCCTGTCCAAATTTATTGTAATAGGAGTGAAAACATGGGTATATTCAGCGGCTTATTCAAATCTCGTGATAAACCCCAAAACAGTACCGCTGGCAGCGGTTATCGCTTCTACCTGGGCGGAACAACTTCCGGGAAAGCTGTGACAGAGCGATCTGCCATGCAGATGACAGCGGTATATTCCTGTGTGCGTATCCTTGCCGAAGCAGTGGCTGGGCTGCCGCTCCACCTCTATCGATATAAGGAGGACGGCGGCAAGGAAAAGGCTCTCGACCATTCGCTGTATCTGCTGCTTCATGATGAGCCAAACCCGGAGATGAGTTCCTTTGTGTTCCGGGAAACCCTCATGACACATCTGCTGCTTTGGGGAAATGCCTATGCCCAAATCATCCGAAACGGCAAAAATGAAGTTGTGGCGCTGTATCCACTGATGCCCAACAAAATGACTGTAGACCGCGACACCAACGGACATCTTTACTACTCCTACAATCGCGGGAACGATGAGGCCATCCGGGACAAACAGTCTACAGTTATTCTTCGCCCTTCCGACGTTTTGCATATTCCGGGTCTTGGCTTTGACGGGCTGGTGGGATATTCACCCATCGCTATGGCGAAGAACGCCATCGGCATGGCGATGGCCTGTGAGGAGTACGGTGCCAAGTTCTTTGCCAACGGTGCAGCACCCGGCGGCGTTCTGGAGCACCCAGGTACTTTGAAAGACCCGCAGCGAATCCGGGAAAGCTGGCAGTCTACTTATGGCGGCACCGGCAACGCCCATCGGATTGCTGTGCTGGAGGAAGGCATGAAATACACGCCTATCGGTATCTCACCGGAGCAGGCGCAGTTTCTGGAGACGCGAAAATTTCAAATCAATGAGATTGCTCGAATTTTCCGAGTGCCGCCCCACATGGTAGGCGACCTGGAAAAGTCGAGCTTTTCAAATATTGAACAGCAGAGCCTGGAATTTGTGAAATACACGCTGGACCCTTGGGTGATCCGATGGGAGCAGTCCATCATGCGGGCGCTCTTATCCCCGGAGGAAAAGACACAGTATTTTGTCAAATTCAATGTGGAAGGTCTGCTGCGTGGCGACTATCAAAGCCGCATGAACGGGTATGCCATCGGTCGGCAGAACGGCTGGATGTCCGCCAATGACATCCGAGAACTGGAAAACCTCGACCGCATCCCTGCCGAAGAGGGCGGCGACCTGTATCTTATCAACGGCAATATGCTCCCGCTCAAAGATGCGGGCGCTTTTGCAAATACCGAATCCAACGATGACGGAAAGGAGGAAAATGCCGATGAAGAAATTCTGGAAGTGGAAGAACAAGATGGTGACCAATCAGGAGAATCCGATGCAGACGGAGGAACGGACGCTGTATCTCAACGGCACCATCGCCGAGGAAAGCTGGTTTGACGATGATGTGACCCCTCAGCTTTTTAAGGAGGAGCTGATGGCGGGTTCCGGGAACATCACCGTCTGGATCAACTCTCCCGGCGGCGACTGTGTGGCGGCAGCCCAAATCTACAATATGCTGATGGACTATCCCCACGATGTGACCGTGAAGATCGATGGCATTGCGGCTTCCGCTGCATCCGTCATTGCTATGGCGGGTACTAAAGTTCTCATGTCTCCGGTGTCTATGCTCATGATCCACAATCCCATGACGGTGGCTATGGGCGACACGGTAGAAATGCAGAAGGCCATTGAAATGCTGGGGAGCGTAAAAGACTCCATCATCAATGCCTACGAAATCAAAACGGGGCTTTCCCGCGCCAAACTCTCGCACCTCATGGATGCGGAAACCTGGATGGATGCAGGCAAAGCTGTAGAGCTTGGCTTTGCGGACGGAATCATGAATCGCAGTGAAGCTGCTGAGGATATGGAGCCGCCTGCGGTTTCCATGCTGTATTCCAAAGCTAATGTAATCAACTCCCTGATGGATAAGATCGCAGCAAAATGCGCTATCCCTCAAAAACCTGATGTTCAGGAAGCAACAGGCCGCTCTGTTGACGAACTCCAAGCGGCTCTGAACGCAATCAAAGACTTTATGTAACGGAGGTAATTCTAATATGACTATCGTAGAAATGCGCGATAAGCGCGCCAAGCTGTGGGCTACCATGCAGGGATTCCTGGATACCCACCGCACTGCAAAAGGTGTTCTCACCGCCGAGGACGACAACACCTACAACAACATGGAAAAGGAACTGAATGATCTGACCAACGAGATCCGCCGAATGGAACGCAGAGACGCCATTGAAGCGGAACTGAAAAAGCCCGTGGGTCAGCCCCTCACCGAAAAGCCCCAGAACGCTCCCAAGGATAAACTCGGCAGAGCTTCCAACGCATACCGTGAGGACTTTGGTCTGCATCTGCGCGGCAAGCAGCTTATTCACAATGTCCTCAGTACAGGTGTAGACGCAGACGGCGGCTACCTTGTACCGGAGGAGTTCGAGACCACGATTGTCACCGCACTGGATGAAGCCAATGTGATCCGTTCTCTGGCGAAGGTAATCACTACCAGTGCTGAGCGCAAGATTCCCATTGCTGCAACCCATTCTGTGGCTCAGTGGACAGCGGAAAACGCTGCCTACACGGAGAGCAATCCCACCTTTGCCCAGAAGCAGATCGACGCCTACAAGCTCACCGACCTGGTGAAGGTCAGCACCGAACTGCTCCAGGACAGCGCATTCGACCTGGAATCCTACATTGCCCAGGAGTTTGCCCGTGCTTTTGGTATTGCTGAGGAGCAGGCATTCTGCGTCGGCACCGGCACCGGTCAGCCTACCGGTATCTTTACCGAAAGCGGTGGTGAGGTTGGTGTCACTGCCGGAAGTGCAACCGCCATTTCGGTGGATAATCTGATCGAACTGGTCTACGCGCTGAAATCCCCCTACCGCAGAAACGCCAAGTTCCTGATGAATGACGCGACCATTTCCCTGATCCGCAAGCTGAAGGACCAAAATGGCGCATACCTGTGGCAGCCCTCTGTCCAGGCAGGACAGCCGGACCGTCTGCTGGGTTATGAGATTTACACCAGCCCCTATGTGCCGACCGTTGAAGCCAGCGCGCTGACCATTGCGTTTGGTGACTTCAACAACTACTGGATCGCCGATCGCTCCGGCAGAACGGTTCAGCGCTTGAACGAGCTCTATGCCGGAAACGGTCAGGTCGGCTTCATCGCAACTGAGCGCGTAGACGGTAAGGTGATCCTTTCGGAAGGCATCAAGCTGCTGAAAATGGGTGCTTAATAAGGAGGTAGCGGTCATGGAGGAACTGCTCCAAAAGGTAAAACAGAATCTGATTCTTTCCCATGCGGCGGACGATGAGCTCTTGAAAGCATACATCACCGCCGCTGTTTCGTATGCGGAAAGCTATCAGCATTTGGAGAAAGATTACTACCAGGCAAACCCCATGCCGCCCACCACCGAACAAGCTGTCATCATGCTGTCGTCCCATTTCTATGAATCCAGGGACGGCAGCACTGGCGGCTTTTTTGCTGATAATGTCCAGGCCGGGCAGCAGGTCTGGAACACGGTCAACCTTCTGCTCCGGCTGGATCGGAGGTGGCAGATATGAGTTTTGGTAAAATGAATGGCTTTGCAGAACTCATTGCCACCAAAAATGTAAAGGACAGCGAGGGCTTCTCTACTACCGTAGACGAAGTCCTCGCTTCTATCCGTGTGTATCGGGAAGGTCGGCATGGCGGTCAAAGATGGGCAAATCTTGCCGCATTTTCTGAGGCAACCGACCTATTCCGCTTCCGCTGCATTCCCGGAGTTGAGATTAAGACGGATCAAATCCTCATTTCAGACGGAGACCGCTTTGAGATCATCTCCGTTGAGGATGTGAAGGGCCGTGGAATGTACACGGAGGTGTTGGCAAAAAAGGTGGTGGCAAAGGGTGGCTAAGGTACAAATGATGATGCCGGAAGACTTTCTCGTCAAACTCTCTTCCCTTGGAAAAAAGAGTGATGAAATATGTGAGAAAGTTCTGGAAGCTGGCGGCGAAATCGTTCTGGAAAAGACAAAAAGCAACCTCGCTTCAGTTATCGGTTCCGGTACAAAGTACGATTCCCGCTCCACGGGTGAACTGGAACGCTCCCTGGGGCTGTCCTCTGTCAGGATGGACAAAGACGGCAACCACAACATAAAAGTCGGTTTTGCGGAGCCGAGAAGTGACGGAGACAGCAATGCAAAGATCGCAAACATTCTGGAATACGGCAAACACGGTCAGCCTGCTAAACCTTTTTTGAAGCCAGCCAAAACGGCGTCAAAAGCTGCCTGTGAGACAGCCATGAAGCAGAAGTTTCAACAGGAGGTGGATAAGCTGTGAGCCTGCTATCTGATTTGACAAACCTGGTTGAAACGCTGGATATTCCGGTGGAGACCGGGGTGTTTTCTGATACCGCACCGGACAGGTACCTGGTACTCGTACCGCTTTCCGATGCCTTCGATATCCATGCGGATAATTCTCCGGGTATCGATGTCCAGGAGGTGCGTATCTCCCTATACACGAAGGGCAGCTACACTAAAGAGAAGAACGCTCTTATAAAGCTGCTGCTCTTACACGACTTTACCGTAACAGGCCGAAGCTATATCGGCTATGAAACGGAAACCGGCTACCACCACTACAATGTGGATGTGGCTCATTATTACGAAATGGAGGATTGATTATGGCTACAATTGGCCTTGATAAACTCTTCTACTCCAAAATCACAGAGGGTGAAAATGGTGATGAAACCTATGAAACCCCTGCGCAGCTGGCCAAAGCCATGACTGCCGAACTGTCGGTGGAACTGGCAGAGGCTACGCTGTATGCGGATGACGGAGCGGCAGAGATTGTAAAGGAATTCAAATCCGGCACCCTTTCCCTGGGTGTGGACGATATCGGTGCAACTGCGGCATCGGATTTGACGGGCGCAGTCATCGATGAAAACGGCGTGGTGATTTCCACCAGTGAGGACGGCGGTGCTCCCGTTGCTGTTGGCTTCAGGGCAAAGAAATCCAACGGCAAGTATCGGTACTTCTGGCTTTACCGAGTAAAGTTCGGAATCCCGGCAACGAACCTCACCACAAAGGGCGACAGCATCACCTTTTCCACTCCCACCATCGAAGGGACGATTCTGCGCAGGAACAAGGTGGACGCCCAGGGCAAGCACCCCTGGAAGGCAGAGGTCACCGAGGGTGACAAGGGTGTATCCACCGACACCATCACGAACTGGTACAAGCAGGTGTATGAGCCGTCTTATGCGGCACTGCCTGCAGCAGATTAAGGAGGACTAACAGATGGAACAGGAACGCTCAGCAAATATTCTGATTGGCGGTGAGGAGTACACTTTACTGCTCACCACCAAAGCCACAAAGGAAATCGCCGGACGGTACGGCGGTCTTGAAAACCTGGGTGAAAAGCTGATGAAATCCGAGAACTTTGAAATGGCGATCGGAGAAATCGTGTGGCTGATAACCCTCCTGGCAAACCAGTCTATCCTTGTGTATAACCTGAAAAACAAGGAGAATCCCAAGGATCTGCTCACCGAGGAAATGGTGGAGCTTCTCACTGCCCCTGCAGATTTGGCGGGCTACAAAACCGCCATCACCGAGGCTCTGTATAAGGGCACCAAGCGTAACATCGAAAGTGAGACCGATACAAAAAACGCACAAGTCGGGTAACAGACGAGGAACTGTTTACCCGGCTTCTTTATTACGGCATCGCTCACCTGCATCTTTCCATGGATGAGGTGTGGCTGATGCCGTTTGGCTTGCTCTTGGATTTGTGGGAGTGCCACAAGCAGTGGAACGGCCAAGCAAAGCCCAAGTGTGAGCACTTTATTGACGATATCATCCCGGATGGGATTTAAGAAGGAGGTGGTCATTTGGCGGATAATTTCGGTCTGAAAATCGGACTTGAGGGTGAAAAGGAATTCAAAAAAGCTCTGTCCGAAATCAACCAGTCCTTTAAGGTTCTGGGATCTGAAATGAAGCTGGTTTCCTCCCAGTTCGACAAAAATGACTCCTCCGTTCAGGCACTCACGGCAAGAAACACCGTTCTGAACAAAGAGATCGAAGCCCAGAAGCAGAAGATTGAAACCCTTCGTTCAGCTCTCGACAACGCTTCCGCTTCCTTTGGAGAAAATGACCGCCGCACACAAAACTGGCAGATTCAGCTGAACAATGCCGAAGCCGCTCTTAACGATATGGAGCGGGAACTAAAGCAGAATCAGGATGCCATTGACGCAGCCGGTGATGAATTTCAGGATGCCGGAAAACAGGCGGACGGTTTCGGTGATGAGGTGAAAGGTGCGGCAGATGATGCCGACAAGTCCTCCGGCAAACTGGAAAAGGTCGGCTCTGTCATGAAGGGTGTGGCAGTTACCATCGGTGCTGCCGTTGCCGCTGCCGGAGCTGCGCTGGTAGGGCTGACAAAGAGTTTCCTCGACCTTGCCGAATCCACCCGTGAATACCGGGAGGATCAGGCGAAGCTGGATGCTGCCTTCCTCACCGCAGGATTTACCGCTGAACAGGCCGGTGAAGCCTACACCGGATTTTACTCCATTTTGGGTGAAGAAGACCGAAGTGTGGAGGCAGTCAACCATTTGGCGAAACTGTGCTCTACCGAAGAAGAACTGGCACAGTGGACAGACATAGCCGCCGGTGTCTGGGCTACATTTGGAGATAGCCTGCCCATTGAGGGTCTTACCGAAGCCGCCAATGAAACAGCGAAAACCGGACAGCTGACGGGCGTCCTGGCAGACGCGCTCAATTGGGCGGGAGTCAATGAAGAGGATTTCCAGTCTGCCCTGGACGGCTGCAACACCGAGCAGGAACGGGCGGCACTGATTACCGATACCTTAAACGGTCTATATCAGGAAGCCGCCGAGAATTACAAAGAACTCAACGGTGATGTGATGGACGCACAGCGGGCGCAGGCTCTGCTTACCGATGCCTATGCCCAGCTTGGTGCTATTGCAGAACCTATTATGACCACCTTGAAAACCATGGCGGCGGATGTGCTTACCGCCATGCTTCCCTTTGTCTCTCTGATGGGTGAAGGGCTGCAAGGAGTTCTGAACGGGACCGCCGGAGCTGCAGAAACCTTTGCAGAAGGTGTTTCCGGTTTGGTGGAGGTTTTGATGGAAAAGCTGTCCACCATTCTTCCTATGCTTGGTGAAGCACTGCTTGCCAGCCTTCCAGTCCTTCTGGAGGTTGGCATCGGCATTATTACGACCCTGCTTACCGGAATTACTGAAGCCTTGCCGGAACTGGCTGCCGCAGCATTATCCATTATTATGCAGCTGGTAAACAGCCTCATTGAACTGCTCCCGCAAATTCTGCAGGCGGCTGCACAGGTGATTGCGACCCTTGCCACCGGAATTGCCACAGCGCTTCCCACTTTGATTCCTACCTTGGTGCAGGTAGTCATTCAAATCGTACAGACGCTGATTGAGAACCTGCCTCTGATTCTGGACGCAGCTCTTCAGCTGATTACGGGATTGGCACAGGGAATCTTGAATGCACTGCCCGTGCTGATTGCGGCTCTGCCGGAAATCATCAACGGAATCGTGACCTTTTTGCTGGATTCCATTCCGCAGATCATTGAAACCGGCATACAGCTGCTGACCTCCTTGGTGGCGGCTTTGCCGGATATCATTACCGCCATCGTGGAAGCGATCCCTCAGATTATTGATGGGATCATCAACGCTGTTTTGGACGCCATCCCCCTAATTATCCAGGCGGGCATTAATTTGCTGATTTCCTTGATCCAGGCGTTGCCGCAAATCATCACAACCATCGTGCAGGCAATCCCGCAGATTATCTCCGGTATCGTAAACGCTGTCATCGGGAACATCGATAAGATCATTATAGCCGGTGTTCAGCTGTTCGTTTCACTCATTGAAAATCTCCCCACCATCATCGTGGAGATCGTGAAAGCCGTACCTCAAATCATCACCGGGATTGTAAAGGCATTCGGGTCTCTCATGTACAAAATCGTGGAGATCGGCGGCAACATTGTCAAGGGTCTGTGGGATGGTATTACTGGTCTTGCTTCCTGGCTTTGGGACAAGGTATCCGGCTGGATTTCCGGCATTTGGGACGGTATCTGCAGCTTCTTTGGCATCAACTCGCCTTCCAAGGAAATGGCCTGGGTTGGTGAAATGCTGGTGAAGGGTCTTGCAGGTTCCATTGACGATAACGGCGACGAAGCGGTCAAAGCCGCCGAGAGCATGGCAAAAGACATCGATGGTGTGATGACCAACCTCGCCCACGATATGCAGACCGCTCTGCCTACAGACTTTGATGTGAGCGGCAGTATCCGTTCTTCCGTTGGCGGCATTACCGGCGGCACAGCATCCGGACTTTCTCTTGTGCTGAACATTACAAACTTCAACAACTACTCTACGGAGGATATCCGGCAGCTGACCAACGAGGTGATGGAAACAGCCAGCCAGTTTGCGATGCGGAAAGGAGTGGTATTCGCATGACCTTTTTCACCTATAACGGAATCAGTTCTGCTGATTTCGGTCTGCATATTGAGAGCAAGAATATCTTTTCCGCACCGGAATATGACGTTTCTTTTCAGTCTATTCCCGGCAGAAACGGCGATCTGATCATTTCCAATAACCGTTTTGCCAATGTAAAGGTGACCTATACCGTTTTTGTGAGACGGAACACGTCCCAGGATTTGTCCGATCTGCTTCGTGCGGTAAAAGGCTGGCTCTATGCAGAACCGAACCGGTACCACGAGATCACCGACTCCTACGATTCGCATTACCTGCGTTATGGGGTCATCAGCGGCTCTCTGGATATTGAGGATCAGCTGAACAAAGTCGGCTGCTTTACAGTTACCTTCAACTGCAAGCCATACCGTTATAAAAAGGACGGTCTTATTGAAACACCAGTGGCAAGCGGCGGCAGTCTGTTTAACCCGGAATCATTTCCCGCAAAGCCGCTCATCACTCTTACAGGGAACGGTGACTTTACGCTGACACTTCAAAACGGAGGGCATAACCGTTCATGGCAGTTTAAAGGCATTGAAACCGGTGTGACCTGCGACAGTGAGCAGATGAATTTCTACTTCGGCACGCAGCTTCTGAATGACAAGGTGACGGGTGAAGGCTTTCCGCAGCTCCCGCCAGGTGAAACCGTTTTGACGGTATCCGGTGACGTTGCCGTTACCGTTCAGCCAAGGTGGTGCTGCTTATGATTCCGGTTCTGTATCCGGCAAACAGCACCAGCTTCACCACCTTTGGCTTGGGTGCGCTCACAGATACGCTTTCCTGTGAGGTCACGGAGGAGCGAAACGGTGTATTTGAATGCATACTCAAATATCCCATTACCGGTCAGCACTATAAGCTGATTGCAAAAGAGCGGATCATCAAGGCTAAACCCAACGATACAGGAGAGCCACAGGCGTTTCGCATCTATCGAATCACTAAGCCGCTGGACGGTGTGGTTACGGTATATGGCCAGCACATTTCCTACGACCTTGCCAATGTCCCTGTCATGCCGTTCTCGGTAGAAAGTCGCTCTCCGGCACTGCTTTTGAATCAGCTCCTTGCCGGGGACAGTCGGTTCACGGGCTGGACGGACTACTCAGAGGCAAAAGAGTTTTCCGTTACAACCCCTAAAAGCGTCCGTGCTTGTCTGGGCGGCACAGAAGGGTCCATGCTCTCCAAATGGCATGGTGAATTTGAATGGGATAACTTTACGGTGAAGTTCCATTCCCATCGCGGTGAAAAGACCGGTGTTGTCATTGAATATGGCAAAAATCTCACCTCGCTGGAACAGGACGAGGATAACAGCGGCGTATATACACAGCTTCTTCCTTACGCCGTATATACACAGGAGGGCTCGGAAACAGAGACGGTTGTCACGCTCACGGAACAGACTCTGCCCATCGTATCCGAGGAGATGGTGCGAAGCAAAACGCTCATTCTTGACCTGACAGACAGGTTTGAGAGCGGCACTGACATCACCGAGGATGCTTTGCGGGCAGCCGCAAACGACTACATCAAGGCAAATCCACTCGGTGCAACTGTTCCCACCGTTAAGGTGGCGTTCGAACCTCTATGGAAACAGCCGGAGTATTCGGCGCTCCTGGAGCGTGTGCGTCTCTGCGACTCTGTCACTATCCGGCACACCGCCCTTGGGGTGAATTTGTCTGCAACCGTGATCGAAACCGTGTATGACTCCCTTGCAGAGCGGTATGTGAGCATTACCCTGGGAAACGAAAAATCCAGTATGATTACCACGCTCTCCGAGGTACAGTCCTCTGTTGGAAAAGTAGAGTCAGCGGTTGACCGTTTTCCCAAACTCCTGCAGACCGCCATCAGCAATGCCACCTCTCTGATCACCGGCCAGACCGGCGGCTATGTGGTGCTGCACGGGGACGAAACCGGGAGGCCTTATGAACTTCTTGTTTTGGATGCTCCCGCCATACAAGACGCTGTCAATGTCTGGCGGTGGAATGTGAATGGGTTAGGCTTTTCCAGAAATGGCTACAACGGTCCGTATGAAACTGCCATCACCGCCGATGGGCAGATTGTGGCGGACTTTATCACTTCCGGTTCGCTGATTGCAAACATCATCAAGGCGGGGGTCATTCAATCACAGGACGGCTCATCCTATTGGGACTTGGAGACGGGTGAAGTCGTACTGCGAGCCTATGCCACAAACAAGCAGGTCACGGAAGTCAGCGACCGCATTTCAGTGATTGAAGAACAGAAAATGCTCCGGCTGGTGATTAACTCATCCAACGGGAGCATTTTCAAAAACAACAATATCCAAACCACGCTTTATGCCACGGTTTTCTCATGGGACGAAAATATCACAGATACCCTTGACGACAACCAATTCATATGGACAAGGGTGTCTGATGATACCGAGGCCGACAAGTTGTGGAACAGCGCGCATTTCGGCGGAACAAAGTCTATCGAAATTACATCCGATGATGTCAAAGTTAGAGCAACCTTCTTCTGTGACCTCATCGACACAGCTACAAGAAACAGCCTGCTTGGCTGAATTGAAGGAGGAATTTTCATGAGCAAAGCACAAGGGCAATTTACAATCATCGATTATAATGATGCACTTACCCTAACCGGATATATCGGCTCGAATCTTGCAAAGACACAGATGTATAACCCTGACAACGACAGCTATTCGCCGGACTGGACTTCGAAAAATCTTGTCTTGACTCCGAGCCTCTATGTCATCGGTACAACCACCGACCAGATCACGTCCTCGGCGGTAACCTCTGTAAAATGGTATATCGGCAGTTCCACAACTGCAATCACTTCTTCCGGCAGTTATGCCCTAAGTGGTGCGAAGAGTCATATTTTGACCGTTAAGGGAAATGTAATGGCAGGCCTGCCCGGTATCGATTACCGCTGTGTCGTCACTTATAAGGACGCATCCACGGGCCTGTCAATTACGCATCCGCTGACGATCAGCTTCTCACGCGTGGTAAATGGAAGCGGCATTGTCGACCTGCTCGTCACCACGCCAAGCGGAAATGTGTTCAAGAATTCTGAGGTTGCATCGCTTACGGCAAAGGCGGAACTGTGGCGCGGATCTACGGTTGATACAACTAAAGTATCCTACAAATGGGCGGCTATGGACGCATCCGTCACATCGACCGCCTCCACAGGTTATGATGCTGATTTCGGTATTGGCTGGCGGAAGCTGTCTGATGCCACAGGCAGATATACCGGAACCTCCTCCAATACCATCACAATCTACGCCGCCGCAGTGGACAGTTATGCCGTGTTCAAATGCTGTGCGCAGGATACAGATTCCGCTTCTGCTTCTTACAACACAAAGTTTTTTGATGTTGCAACCTTCATTGACAACTCCGACCCGCTTCAGATTATTGTCACTTCCACAGGCGGTGATGTGTTTAAAAACGGCCAAGGCTCAACAGTGCTGACCGCCGTATGCTATCAGGCCGGCGCAGAGGTAGATGCGGCAGGCGGCGGTACCTATACCTGGACGAAATACAATAAGGATGGCGCTGTCGACACCTCCTGGGGCACAAACGGTTCCAAGAGCGGCAAGACTCTGTCTGTGTCCAGTGCGGATGTGGACACAAAAGCAACCTTTATGGTCGTTGTAACGCTCTGAGGGGGTGATGAGATGATCGCATCCGCTCAATTTACCATCATCAGCATCTGCGATGTGGTCACCTCGGCATCTCCGCCTGAAAATCCGTATGAAGGCCAGCTTTGGGTGGATACCTCGGTGTCTCCGCCGGAGACAAAAATATGGAACGGAAACGCCTGGGTGGTGCAGAATGACATTGAAACGATCCGCACCACCATTTCCATCCTCACGCAGAAAGATGCGCAGTTTCAGCAAACCATCGAGGGCTTAAACAGCTATGTGGCAAGCCTTACCGAAACAGTAGAAACGGTTTCAAGCGATCAGGGCGTTCTGGAGGAACGTGTGCTGAACTCCGAAAGCAAGCTCTCACAGCTTGAGCATACGGTGGACGGGCTTTCACTCACCATGCAGGAACAGTACATCGGCGGCATCAATTATGTGCAGAATTCCTCAGGCCTAAACGGCATATCGGATGACTGGAGCTATTCAGGAACGGTGCGGACAGACACCTCCACCGACACGCAGAACAACACCATTTCTGATTCCTGCTTTGTGCTTGGAGCATATTCCTCGCTGTCGCAGTATATCCGTGGCGTTGTTCCCGGCGCATATACCGTTTCTGTTCGGGTAAAAAAGACCTCGGCCATGTCCGGCTACTTCTATGTGACCTACAACGGGAACAAAACGAAATATCTCTTCAGCAAGAGCACCTCTTTTGACTGGACGGACTTCACGGCCACGCTCACCGATGTGACCGACCCTACGCTTCGCATCTACTGTTACAGCCGCGACGCATCCGTTTATCTGGCCGACATCATGGTAACCGAAGGGGCGATCCCTCGCAAATGGACGCCTGCTCCCAACGAGATCTATACGCAGGAGGTCAAGATAGACAAGCGGGGCATCGAGGTGTCAAACTCGGCATCTTCACAGCGGACGGTCATCACGAATACGGAATTTGCCGGTTATTACAATGACGAGGTGATCTTTACCCTCAACAAGGATGAAACACAGACCAAGAAAACCACAGTGGACGGCGAGCTGACTGTGGGAAAAACAAAGTTCGTCCCTTTGGCCACTGCGTCAGAGGGATTAAACATCGTAATTCTGGATTAAGGAGGCGGTTTTATGGCGTTAAGCGGCTCATTCAGCAAGTATCCGGTCAGCAAATTCGGGCTTTACTGTGAGTGGAGCGGAAGCCAGAGCATAACAGGCAATTATACCGATGTTACGCTGAAGGTCTATTTACAGTTTTACACACTGTCGGTAGGTTCAAGAAGCGACTGTAAGGTTTCCATCAACGGGACGAGCGAGACCTATACCACACCGGCAATCAATGACATGAGTTCTACAAGCTGGCACAAAGTGCTGTTAAAAACAAAGACCGTCCGTGTCAGCCACAATTCAGACGGTACCAAAACGGGCGTTGCGCTGTCAGCATCATGGAGATTTTCCGGCACGTATTCAGGCGTATCCGTCGGAACGATTACAGCTTCCACTACGGTTAATCTTGATAAAATCGACCGAAGCGCCCCGACGGTTGCCTTCAGCACAAGCGGCGTCACAGCAAGCGGATTTAAGATTTCAGCCACTTCATCGAGCACTGCGGATATATGGCAGTACAGCCTAAACGGTGGCTCCTCCTGGACAACCTTTTCCAATACGGCCTCTACCAGCGCCAGCGTCACAGTATCTTCGCTTTCTCCGAACACAAGCTACACCGTTAAGGTTCGAGCGAGAAAAAAATCAAACCAGGTTTACGGCACATCCGGCAGCGCGACGGTTAAAACCCTTGGCGGAGCCGTAGTAAACAGCGTAAGCACCGTAACAGCAGATAATGCGACAGTGACGGTTTCTATCAATGCTACGGTGTATGAGGCTTCCTACTCGTACACGCTTGCAATTAAAAACGGCAGTTCAACCTATCTGACCATTTCAGGACTTTCCTGGACAAAAGGAACCGCCACCCGCACGGTTACGCTTACGGCGGCACAGCGCACAACGCTTTTGAATGCGATGGCATCCATCAAATCCTTTACGGGAACTTTTGCCGTCACAACTTACAGCGGTTCAACGCAGATCGGCAGTACATCGAGCAAAACGGCAGTGATACAGACAACATCTGCAAATTCTGCGCCGACTCTTTCCGGATTTACCTTCGAGGACAGCTACAGCACCACTGCAAATATTACAGGCAACAACCAGCTCTTTATTCAGGGCTATTCGACTTTAAAGGTAACGCCAGGAACGGCGACGGCAAAAAACGGAGCTTCCATCTCTAACTATACTGCATCCTGCAATGGATTGTCAGCGTCCAGCAGTTCCGGTGCGGCAATCACGGTCGGTAAGATTGAAAAGTCCGGCAACGTGTCTGTTACGCTTACTGTTACAGATTCCCGCGGGTACACTTCAAGCGTTACAAAGAATGTCACGGTGATAGCATATGCAAAGCCTAAAATCTCATCGGTTACTTTGCGGCGCACGAACGAGATTGAAGCGGAAATGCAGCTTAAGTTCAACGGCTCCATCTCAGCTGTTACCGTTGACGGAACACAGAAAAACAGTGTGCAGTATGTCCGGTATCGGTATAAGAAAACCAGTGCTGCGTCATACGGCAGCTATACCAGCATCCTGTCGTCAACGACCAGGAGCGGCACTTCCTTCAGTTTCTCCAATCTGGAACTGTGCAGCCTGGATGCAGGATATTCCTACGATTTTCATCTGCAGATACAGGACAGGCTGTACTCGCAGAGTTCTTTGGATCTGTATTTCGTCATACCGCAGGGGACGCCGCTTGTAGCCCTGCGAAAGAAGAAGGTGGGCATTAACAAACCAACGCCAAGCCAAACGCTGGATGTGGGAGGAAACATTTCCGCAGACGGGCTGATCCTGATGAGCGGCTACAATATCATGGGGCTGGTGCAGGCGTCCATTCCTGATGATACTGATTTAAACACGATTACCACACCGGGAATTTATTTCAGGCGAAATATGGCGGATACATCACTGCACTATCCAAGCACCTCTTGGGGAATGCTCGAGGTGTTTTCATGCTCTTCAAACCTGGTCATACAGCGTTACACCCACCGTGATAATCCATACACGACATATATTCGCTCAAAGGTAAACGCAAACTGGCAGGCCTGGGTGAAAAAATCTTAACGCTTCAGAATCAAGGTGCTCGTTGTGAGCGCCTTTTTTCATACACAAAATCATTTATGAAGGAGGACAAAACTATGAGATCTATCTGGACCGGCATTCAGATTGCCTTTTCTGCCATTGGCGGATTTATCGGCTGGCTTTTGGGCGGATTTGACGGCTTTCTGTATGCTCTGATCGCCTTTGCGGTGATCGACTACATCACCGGCGTGATGTGCGCCATTTCCGACAAAAGGCTCTCAAGCGAAGTGGGCTTCAAAGGAATCTGCCGCAAGGTGCTCATCTTTGTGCTTGTAGGCATCGGCAACCTGGTGGACATGTATGTGCTTGGTGAAGCGGGAGTCCTGCGCACTGCAGTGATCTTCTTCTATCTTTCCAACGAGGGCGTATCCCTTTTGGAAAACTCCGCACATCTGGGTCTGCCTATTCCACAAAAGCTGAAATCCGTTCTGGAACAGCTTCACAACCGCAATGAAAAGGAGGAAAAATAACTATGGGATATACAAACAGTTCAATGGTATCTTACACAAAACTCAGTCCGAACCACTCCGGGCAGAGAACGCACAGCATCGACCGCATCACGCCCCACTGCGTGGTGGGGCAATGCTCGGTGGAGACGCTGGGAAACATCTTTCTGCCGGCTTCCAGGCAGGCAAGCTCCAATTACGGCATCGGCGTGGACGGCCGTGTCGGAATGTATGTGGAGGAGAAAAACCGTTCCTGGTGTTCTTCATCAAACGCCAACGACCAGAGAGCAGTCACAATTGAATGTGCATCTGACACCAAATCGCCGTATGCGTTTAAAGATGCGGTCTATCAGACGCTCATCAAGCTGTGTGTTGATATCTGCAAAAGAAACGGCAAGAAAAAACTGCTGTGGCTTGGAGATAAGACGAAAACGCTGAACTATTCGCCGAAGGCCGATGAAATGGTGCTGACGGTGCACAGGTGGTTTGCTAACAAATCCTGCCCCGGCGACTGGCTATATGCAAGGCTTGGCGATCTTGCTTCAAAGGTCACGGCATCTCTTGCAGATTCTTCAAAGCCCGCCGCATCCACCGGAAAGGTTAAAGCGGGAAACCTCGTCACCATTACAGGCGGCACCTACTACGGCGGCAAGGCAATTCCCGCCTGGGTGAAAAAGCTCAAATGGTATGTGCTTGAGGTCAGCGGTGACCGTGCGGTTATTAACAAGGACGAATCCGGCAAATACGCTATTATGTCTCCTGTTAAAGTATCGGATCTTGCTGTCGCAGGAGAAAAGCCAGCATCGACATATCGCACACATACGGTTGTTAAAGGAGACACCCTTTGGGATATCGCAGAGAGGTATCTGGGGAAAGGGAGTCGATACTCGGAAATCAAAACGCTGAACGGATTAACCTCCAATGTGATTTACAGTGGTCAAAAGCTGAAAATCCCGAACTGATCACGAAGCCCATCGAGCCGCCAAGGTTCGGTGGGCTTATTTTTTTGTTTTATTCGGCCGAAATGCGATCTCGTGTCCAGATGGGTTAGTGAGGAAACCCCTCAGACTGGAGGATAATATGAAATACGAAAAATCTGTTTTATCTGCCGATACTCTCAACGACCAAATTTGTCCCAGTTTCAAGCTGATTCAACAGTCCGAGTTACAGCAGGATTTTGACTATTTTCGGGCGCAGATGGTTGCACAAGCGCTGTTTGACCGCAAACTGATTTCCTTGTCTGAATTCAACAAATTAAGCCGTATAAATCGGGACACTTTCTCGCCTATGTGGGCTGAAATTATGCCAGAAATAAGTTGATAACAGGCAATTTCAGAGGTAATATGTGACACTGACAAAGGGAGGTGAAAGGTTTGAAACGAGTGACAAAAATCTCGGATATACAACACACGAACAGTGAAAGAACACGCCTCCGTGTTGCGGCATACTGCCGGGTGTCCACAGACAGCGATGCACAGTTGGAAAGCTTGGAAGCACAAAAGAGCCACTATGAAGCCTATATTGCCGCCCGTGAGGACTGGCAGTTTGCCGGCCTTTATTACGATGAAGGAATCACCGGTACCAAAAAGGATAAGCGTCCGGAACTGCTTCGAATGATTGGCGACTGCGAGTCAGGGAAAATAGACCTTGTGGTTACCAAATCCATCAGTCGATTTTCCAGAAACACGACAGACTGTCTTGAATTGATTCGCAAGCTGCTCCGTCTGAACATTCCCGTATACTTTGAGCAGGAGAATATCCAAACGGACTCTATGGAAAGCGAACTGTTCCTTTCGGTGCTCAGCAGTATGGCGCAGGGAGAATCCGCTTCTATTTCCGAGAATATTAAGTGGTCTGTAAAGCGCCGTTTCCAAAATGGAACGTTCAAGCTGGCATATACACCCTACGGCTACGATTGGGACGGACAAAACCTCGTTGTAAATCGGGAGCAGGCGCTCATAGTTAAGCGGATATTTAACGCCATGCTTTCCGGCAAAGGAGCCGACTTGATAGCCTGCGAACTAAATGCACAGAGAATTCCGGCAAAACGAGGACAACACTGGACATCTACAAGCGTTCTTGGAATCCTGACCAACGAAAAATATGTCGGTGATGCACTCTTCCAGAAAACATACACGGATGAACAGTTTATTCGACATAAAAACAGCGGTCAGGTTGAGCAGTATATAGTTACCGAACACCATGAGCCGATTGTCAGTCGGGAGGATTTTGACGCAGTTGCGGCTTTGATTGCACAGCACGGGGCAGAAAAGGGCATAGAAAAAGGCAATCAAAAATACCAACGGAGATATGCCTTTTCCGGAAAAATCATCTGTGGGGAGTGTGGAAACACCTTCAAACGGCGAGTTCACTCCTCCGGTACCCTCAGATATGTTGCGTGGTGCTGTTGCACGCATCTTCAAGATAAAAATTCCTGCTCCATGAGATATATTCGTGACGATTCTTTGAAGCTGGCTTTTGTGACAATGCTCAACAAGCTGATTTACAGTCACAAGCTGGTCTTGAAGCCATATCTTAAAGCTCTGGAGGATACCTCAGGCGATGAAGCCATACAGCGTATTCAACACCTTGAAAAGCTGCTCAAGCAGAATTTGGAGCAGCGTGAGACGCTCATAAGGCTTATGGCACAGGGGTATATCGACCAGATTCTATTTAACCGGGAAAATAACGCCCTTCTTGCACAAGCGGATAGCTATCGTGCAGACATTGATGCCATCAACAGGAGCATGACGGGCGATGTAGCAAAGGTAAATGAGACAGAAAAGCTGCTCCGTTTTTCGGAGCGCGGTGCAATGCTGAGCGCTTATGACGGAGAGCTTTTCACCAGATTTGCAGATCACATTCAAGTGTTCAACCGCAGCGAAATTGGCTTTGTCTTGAAATGCGGTCTTACCTTGACAGAAAGGATTGGTGAATAAATGGGACACACACCGTTTGGTTATCGAATCGAAAACGGAATCGCAGTAATTGACGAGACTGCATCGAAGCAAATTCAACAGCTTTACAAAAGCTATCTTCAAGGACTTTCTTTGGAAACCGCCGCCAAGGAGGCAGGTATCGTTACCTATCACGGTACAGTCAGGCGAATTTTGGAAAACAAGCGCTACCTCGGGGACTCTTTTTATCCTGCCATTATTGACGCAGAAACCTACCGAGCGGCTCAACAGGAACGCCGGCGCAGAGCCGAAAGGCTCGGCAGAACAAACCTGCTGAAAAGAAAAGCAGTTCCAAAAGTGCCCGTATCATTTTCCCTAAAGCCGGTGGTTAATTACTACGACAATCCGGTCAAGCAGGCAGAATACCTGTACAGCCTTATAGAGAGCGAGGCGAGATAAATGGGAAATGTCATGCTTATACCTGCAAAGCGACAAGTGGGAAATGCGGCTCGGCAGGAGCAGGATAAGCCAAAACTGCGTGTCGCGGCATACTGCCGTGTCAGCACTGACAGCGATGAACAGGCTACCAGCCATGAAGCGCAGGTAGTGCATTATACTGAGTACATTAAGAAAAACCCGGAGTGGGAGTTTGCCGGTATCTTTGCCGATGACGGCATTTCCGGTACAAATACGAAAAAGCGTGAGGAATTTAACCGTATGATTGAGGAGTGCGAGGCCGGCAATATCGATATGATTATTACCAAGTCGATAAGTCGATTTGCTCGAAACACCTTAGACTGCCTGAAGTATATCCGGCGTCTCAAAGAGAAGAATATTCCGGTTTACTTTGAGAAGGAATCCATCAACACGATGGACGCCAAGGGAGAGGTTTTGATTACCATCATGGCGTCTTTGGCACAGCAGGAGTCCCAATCCTTGAGTCAGAACGTGAAGCTGGGTCTTCAGTATCGCTATCAGCAGGGGAAGGTACAAGTCAATCATAATCGTTTTCTGGGCTATACAAAGGATGCGGAGGGAAATCTAATTATTGACCCTGAACAGGCGGAGGTAGTAAAGCGAATCTATCGAGAGTATTTGGAAGGATTCAGCATGGACAAGATTGCCGCCAGATTGGAGCGTGACGGAATTCTTACCGGTGCAGGAAAGACAAGATGGCACACCAGCACCATCAATAAGATTCTGCGCAATGAAAAATATATCGGCGACGCCCTTCTGCAAAAAACATATACCACCGATTTTTTGAGTAAGACCAGAGTGAAGAACACTGGCATGGTGCCGCAGTATTATGTTGAGGGCAGTCATGAAGCGATCATTCCAAAGGAAATTTTCCTGCGGGTGCAGGAAGAGTTGGTGCGCAGGCGGGTAGTTAAAACCAGCCCTAACGGCAAAAAGCGCAGTTACAGTAGCAACCACTGCTTTTCGCAAATCGTGATTTGCGGTGAGTGCGGAGAGATGTTTCGCAGGATTCATTGGAACAATCGGGGCTGTAAGTCCATTGTCTGGCGTTGCATCAGCAGGCTGGAGGCAACGGGATTGGAGTGTCACGCCCGGACGGTCAACGAGCTTGTCCTGCAGGATATCGTTCTCACTGCCATCAACAAGCTGCTTGGTGATAAATCCAACTATCAGGCACAGCTTCAACAGAACATCGCCCTCGCCCTGCACAGTCCGACCTCATCAACAGACGATATTGACGGCAAGCTGATAACCCTTCAGCAGGAACTGCTCCAAAAGGCTCATAACAAGGAGGACTACGACTCAATTGCCGATGAGATTTTCAGGCTTCGGGATCTAAAACAGCAAAACGCCATGGACACCACCGCCCGCGACGAGCAGATCCGCCGTATTAACGAATTGCAGGATTTTATCCGCCGGCAGACTACCGATTTGACCGAGTTTGATGAGACTCTGGTTCGACGGTGGGTAAAGCAAATTACAGTTTATGAGGAACATTATACGGTCGAGTTGAAATCTGGACTTAAAGTGGACATAGATTGAGAACAATTGCATGGGAACGAGCAAACCCTCCTGACTAGTATGGATTGATGGTCGGGAGGGCTATTGCTTATTCCATTGAATCAAATAATGTAAGCTGGCATTCCTTGAGTGATACCATCTTACGTTCCTTTATTACATCGTCAGGGCCAACCTCTCCGAAAAGAAGAGAGGATAAAGGATTATGCACCTGAGTATTTCGCATGACTGTATTATGGCTATAATTGGCATAACAATAAAGGCAACCATTTTTGCATGTGTTATATGTTCCAATATCAATGCTAGCAATACAACCACATTCTGGACGCTGATTCTGGTCTTTCCCTACAGCTAGTTTGCATTTTCCTATCCGTTCAAAACGTTCTCTATCAATGCAGTGAGCATGTGTTATTCCAAATCTATCAAGTTCGATTGCTTCAGAACAGGTGTCTATATAGAAACCATACTCTTTTGCAATTTCAGAAAACCTTTGCATCAATTCTATTTGCTGCTCTTCTGACTCTGGATGGATTTTTAGCGGCTGAGTATTTCTTGCCGTATTGCGATAGAGGTCAAGAAAACTCACGGTGCATTTTTCCGTATAATCTCCCAATTTTGCTGCCAGAACCCTGAAATACTTGCAGTGGTATTCCATTGTATATCTATCATTGAAGAAGATTGGGTCATATCGCCAGACGACCTTTTCTCTTCCTATTGATTTAGATAATTGTTGGAATGCAGGAATTATTATATTGTTTTTGGATGGAATATTCGGCTCCACATCCTTATCATAAGCTGTTAATGTGAACTGAAAGTAATAATTATATCTTTCAAGTTCCGACAAACGGTTCAGCATAGGCACTGGATTTTTTGTCCAAAAAACAATTCCATCAACAACGTCGGGTGACAGATTTATCTTGCCTATTTGATGGATATTCATCGGGTTCCTGACCAATACATATTCTTCTTTAAGCCTGTTAAAAAGCCAGTCAGAATAATATGTTGGAATGTCCGTTCTTCGACTGGCACTAATTATCAT